CCTCGGCCACAGCCTGCTTGATGGTGTCCAGCGGAGCTTCCACGTTGGTGCCGTGGCTCTGGTCGCCCAGCACGGCCAGAAACTCCCGGTTCGCCGGGATGACCGCGCCTTGTGCCAGGTAGGGGATCTGCGGGGCGCTGACATGATTCAGCGCAAAGCCAAAGCTGGTGCCGCCGATCAGGGGCACATCCTCCGGCACATCAATCTGGAAGCGGTTCAGCACATCAATCATGCCGTTGACCATGGCGGCCGCACCGGAAAGCAGGCGGTTCATAAAGCCAATGGCAGTGTTCACGGCAGTGCGGATGGCTTCGCCGATGCCGTTCCAGATGTCAGAAATCGTCTGCCCAAGGGAATTGAATGTCTCAGTAGTTTTAGCGCGGATGTTATCCCATGCGTCTACAAAATTCTGCTTGAGGTCACGCAGCCAGCCGGTGATGTTCTCCCACTTGCTGGCCAGACCGTCCAGAAGTCCCTGTGAGATGTAGGAGCCCCAGGATTTGGCTTCGGTGCTGGGGGAGTGGATGCCGAATGCTTCGCAAATACCGTTTTTGAACGGCGTGAAAATGTGATCATAGATCCACTGCCCGATACCGTTCCAGAGCGCTTCAAGGCCGTTGATAAAACCATCGCGCAGGTACTGAGCAACATCGTCACCGTATCCGGCAACCGCTGCCTGGGTTTGAACGTCATCAAACCATTGCTTTACACCCTGAATAAAATCACCGACAAGATGCCCGGCAAGGGCAGAAAGTCCATCTGCCAGCCCAGTGACGGCGGCGGACAGCAAATCCAGAATCGCCTGTGCAAGTTCTGCATAGTCGATGTTGGTGATGCATTCGGCAATCGTGCTGCCGATCTGCTGCCAATCCAGCCCATCGATCCAGTGCGCCAGGGCTTCAATCAGCCCCGACGCACCGGATACAAGGTCTGCGGCAGCCTGGGGCCAGTCAATATTATTGATGGCGGCCATGGTCGCGCGGGCGAATGCGTCCCCCAGCGCACTAAAATCAAAGGTTTGGATAAACCCGTGCAGCGTCTCGAAGACGATCTTCCACTTGGCAATCATCACGCGGCCAAGGGCTTCCCAGTCCAGTTCTTCCACGCACTGGTTCATCCCATTTCCGATGCCATTACCCAGGGTATCCCAGTGGATACTTTGTACCAGGGTGTCTGCAAAGATCAGTGCCGTGTTAAGCCCCTGTGCCAAGGTAGAACCAACCAGCCGCCAGTCCAGCCGGGCAATAAAGCCGTTGAGGGTATCCGCAATGTTTGCGGCCCAGGTCTGGGCTTTGTCCTGGATATCCGGCCAGGGGATCGCCGCCATGGCTTCATTCAGCTTTTGGGCGAAAAGCTGCCCGACCTGGTTCCATTCGCCTGCCTCGATGGCGGCCAGCACGGAATCCAGGAACGGGCTTTTTGCGTCAAAGTTATAGTTGGGGGTGATACTGCTGGCACCCGAACCGCCGGAGGAGCTGTCCTTCTTATCTAACCGTTCAATCTCATCAAACCCGGCCAGGCTCTTTGCAGCATCTTTCGCTGCCTTGGATGTTCCGCTCATGCCCTTGGCAGCGGCCTTGGCGGAGGATACCGTCTTGCCGGTCAGGAACGCCACCAGCTTGGCCAAATACGCGAACACAGTTGCTGCCGCATTTGCCAGCGCGGTCAGGGCGGGGGTCAGAATCTGAATCAAAGGCGCGGCAGCAGTAGCCGCAGCACCTTGCAGGTTGCCCAGGGCCTGCCGCAGGGACGTGCTGGAAAGCAGGGCAGTGCCCATATACTTGGTCATCTGGCGCAGACCAGACGAGAGAAGGTTGAAAATCAGCGCACTGGAAGCAAGGCCGGTAATGCGGCGGGAAAACCGCCCCATGCCCTTTGTCATGGCGGACAACCTGGCCTGAATTGCTTTGAAGGGCTGTTGAATCGCTGCAGCCGAAAGACGAACGGCGTTTTTTACGCCCTGAACTGCGCGTGTTGCGGCAAGTTGGCGGCTTAGCAGGGATGTAATGTGCTGGGACTGACGTTCAACCGCCAGGTCTTCGGTATCCATTTGCTGCAAAAGGGCATCGTGCTCTTCTTGCAGCTTTTCAAGCATGGGAACCTGGTCACGATATTCCTTGGACATCGCGCCAATTTTTTGCTGCTGCTGATCCAACGTGGCCCGCAGCTTATCACTGCGTTTAACGTCAGCAAGGGAGAAATCCAGCCCATTCTTTTGGTGCTGCAAGTCCATGGTAGTGTTTAATTTTTGCAGTTCGCGCGCGGTTTCGGCGGCTTCCTGCCGGGCACGCTTGAGATCATCGCCCAGGCTGGTATGCTTGGCACCTGCCTGCGCCAGTTGCTTGTCCAGCGCAGCAACCTGCTGGGCGGTGCTCTTGGCCTTGGCCTGCAGCTCTTTCAGCTCGGCATAGGCGCCTTTATTGTTGATTCTGGTATCCAGAATGATCGACCCATCAGCCAAAAATTACACCCCCAGACTTTTGAAAAATTCTTCTTCCGCGCTGGTCAGCTTGTGTTTGGGCAGGGTGACCAGATCGGGATTGTTGCGCACAAATTCCTGCTCGGCTTTGTCCAGCTTTTTGCCGTGCAGGCGCTTATTGCGGATGGAGACGACCTGCGCAAACTGGCCGTCCCCGATGCAGCCAAATGCCCCGATGAACTCCCACCAGTGCAGGTAGGCGCAGCGGCGGCAGCTGTAGCCCAGAACTTTGTCCACTGCCGGTGCCATGATGGCGGCGTCGGTGTCCCAGTCCACAAGGGCGGGCTTTGGCACGGCGGCTTCCACCGGCTTGCCGCAGTTGATAAACACCATGGCCGCCTGGGCTGCTGCACTCAGGTCCGGCAGGCGCTTCCAATCCGGGTACAGGATCTCCAGGCAGGCAAGGGTCTGTTCCTGCGGGCTCAGCTCCGGGTCACGCAGGGCGGAGATGGCATCCAGCACGGCGCGGTAGTCGCTGCGGATGGCAAACTCCTGCCCGCATACCGTCACGCTGGTGGGCAGCTTCCAGCCGCTCACTGCTGCTCCGGGGCCAGCCCGGCGGTGCTGCCCTGGTAGGCGTCCGCGTGCCTGGCAATGCGGGCCGCGCTGGCCTTGGCGGCGGCTTCCACCGCCTGGGTCAGCATCGGGGTGACGGCATCCAACACGGCTTCGGCCACCAGGCTGCCGTCCTCGCAGAAAGCCAGGCTGGATACCCCGGCAAAGAATACATCCGATACCGGCGTGCCGAAGATGTAATCAAACCAGTGGCGCACCTGCCTGTCCCACTCCACCAGATCCTCGGGGCCGGTCACGGGCGCGGCCGTAATTTCGGCAATCTTGGCGCGGGCTTCCTCCATGCGGCCGGCCAGGCCGATGTCAGAGGGATTGAAGCGGATGGTGCCGATCAGGGTGCCGTCCGCATCCTTGACGTCATAGCTTTTTAAGCCGCGGTCAATGTTCAGCTCCATTGTTTATTCCTCCGTGAAGGTGGGCACGCCGGCCGCAATGGTGCAGGTGCCCAGCGTTTTGTTGTTGGACAGGTGTACGTTCATCGGCATGCCGACGTAATCGGATCCGCCCAGGCTCTGGGGCACGATGGTGCAGCCGGTGTGCTTTTCCGCCGTGAAGGAGCCGGAAGCAGCCCCCAGGAAGCAGTGGACGTGCAGCACATCGAACATGCTCAGCTCGCTTACGGCGTTGCGGCGCTCAATGTCCAGCAGCTTGGCGCTCAGCTTCTGGCCGCCGCGGATGGTGCAGGGGTCCAGGTCAAGCTCCGGCTTTGCGGCGCTCACGTTCACGTCCGTAATGCCTAGGATGTCGGTCACGGTGTCGGTGTCGTGGTTGTATTCCACGCTTGCGTCCTCCACACCGCGGCCCAGCAGTTCCCAGGTCTCAGTACCGGAACCGCCGACGTCCACAAAGATCATGTCCAGTTTACGGTCAGCTTTTTGGCCGGCGGTCAGGTTGATAGCAGCTTCTGCCATGGTTATTCCTCCTCAAGATAGAGTTTGATTTGTAATTGATAGCGGGCCGCGTTGGCATCCGCCCCGGTGGGCACACCGGCGTTGGATGCCGTGATTTTGGTCACGCGGTACCCGCTGACAGCAGGGTAGTTGTGGGTGCGCTCCTGCCCGCGGATCCAGGCGGAGAGCGAAGCGAAAAAATCAGCTGCGTCCAGGTTGGGCTTCAGTTCCCGTCCAAACGGCAGCTGCGCCACAAAGGTCAGGTTGTATTCGGCCAGGTCATACCCCAGCACGTCGGTGCGGTGGCTCTCGCTGGCCGTGCGCAGGGTGTATTCGGTCGGCTCTGCGCCCAGGTAGTTGGCGTTGAACAGGTCCTGCCTGTTGATCAGGGGGCACTGTGCGCGCATCCAGGCGCGGGTGGCATCCAGTACGTTCATTTTCCGGGTCTTCCTCCTGCCAGGGCGGCGGCTTCGCGGATGACGTCATCCTTGTGTTCGGCCATGGCCCGCTCAAACCAATAGGCACCGCGATCCGGCGCGCCGTTGTAGGTCAGCGGGCGGCCGGTGGGGTACTTGTGGGGCGGGCTGAAAAAGCCTGCCAGTTCTCCGCCCTCAAAAATGGGAATGTTGGGGCCGTACACCTCGCCGTAGTACAGGTAGCGCGCATAGGGCGTGGCGTACACGATCATGCCGTCCCCGAGGGCGCTTGCCGTGGTGGCGCTGTGCTTGAGGGTGCCGGTGCGGAATGGCACCTTGGGGTCACAATAGCGGATCACCGCTTCGTCCACCGCCTTCTGCACCCTCCCGCCCGGTGTCAGCCCCCGTTTTTCCAGGGCATCCGAAAGGGCGGAAAGGTCAAGCCGGGCATCATATTTCAGTCCCATCAGCTTGCCTCCACATACCAGTGCGGCGCGGGGTGGCCGCGGTTGTCATGCACGTCCAGCACGGTGGCGGTCACGGTGCCGCAGGTGATCTTGTCGCCGGGGGCAATGTCCAGCCCAGCGGGGGCGGCGCTTTCCGGGATGCGGCATTTGTACACCCGCGCCGCGTGCAGGCCGGTGGAATCCACGGCGGTCTTTGCCTGCCCGTACCAGCTCACGCCGGTCAGGGTGGTTTCCTCGCTCACATCCCGGTCGGCATCGCCGTCATAGTGCAGATGGGTCAGGGTCACGGTCTGGTCACAGCCGTACAAGGGCCGCACCTCCCATCCCGGCCCGCATAGCGCAGCGGATGGCTGCGCGGCAGGTAAATATCCGCGGCCGCCTGCATGTCTGCCGTGTACTGTGCGGTCAGGGCGGAAGTATTCAGCGTTTCGCTGTAGCCGTCTGTGTTAAAGGCTGTCAGGCCGGGGCGGCTGCGCTCATCGGCCTTGGCGGCCTGGTAGCGGGCGGCAACATCCGCCAGCGCGCAAGCCGCCAGCTTTACGGTATCATCCACCGGCGCGCCGCACTTCAGGCGGCCAAATGTGATGCTGTCCAGATAAGCGCAGGCTTCCCGCACGGCGGACATCCACTGCCCCTGGGTGGTGATCAGGGTGCCGCAGTAGGTGCCCTGATAGTCGGTAAAATCAGCATACATGGCAGCCCCCTTACTTGGATGCAGGCAGGGTGACGGCAACCGGCACGGCGGCTGCGGCAACCGTTACGGTGCCGGTCTGCGGGCGGTAACCGTCTGCCTTGACGCTGTAGGGATATTCACCGGCGCGCAGGTGGAACACGGCGGTGCCGTCAGTGCCCGTCAGGCGGATGGAGCCGTTCACATTGACAGCTGCACCGGCAATGGCATTGGGGGAGCTTTCGGCATTATCCTTGACGGTAAAGGTCACAGTCTGGTCGGTGTAGGCGGTCGCGGCGTCAATGTAGGCAAAGGGCACGTTGACGCGGTTCTCGTTCATGCGGGTGGCGGGGTTCGGCATAGCCCAGCCCATGCGGAAGGTAACGCGCAGGGCAATCATGTCCTGCTGGGCCAGGTTGAAGATGATGGCCTTGGTGCTGGGGTCCTGGATCACGGCCTGGTCCAGGATCTTGACGTCCACATCCTGGCGGATGGCGTACACCAGCTGCTTAAAGTTGCCGGCCACCATGCGGGCAACGCTGGTATCAAAGCTGCCGTTCTCCGGGAAGTAGATCGGCGCGCCGTCCAGGGCATAGGGAGTGGTGCCCTGCATATCGCTCTTGTACAGGGGGTGGCCGTTGGTGTCCTTGATGCCGCGCAGGGACGCTTTGGCACCCATGGCAGCCACAACGCCGTCCACGGTGTAGCCTGCATCCTCCACCTTGGCAAACAGTCCGTTTTCGCCCAGCAGGGAATCATAGCTGATGCCGCCGGAAACGTTGTTGCCGGCCTGGCGGGCAACGGTGATAATGTCGTTCTGCCACTCTGCCGGGCGGTTGATGCCGAACAGAATGGCCTGGTCCACCCGCAGGCCGATGGCTTCGTTGACGCGTGGGGTTACCTCGCCCAAAATGTCAAACTCAGCATCGGCCAGAACGGCTTCGGGGATGGGGACAATGACTGCCAGCTCACCGGCGGTCAGGTAAACGTTTTCCCACGCCTGGCGGGAAGTCTGCTTATAGCCGGTATCACCGTTGACCCAGTAGGCCAGCGGCAGCATGGAAAGCACCGGAATGCGGGTCTGCTTGCTGGTCATGTTGGGCAGCTTGCGGCCCAGCTGCATCACAACGCTCTGCTTGGGGGCATCCTGAAAAATGGTGCTGACAACCTGCTCACGGATGAGGGCTTCAGCGCGGGAACGATCAATAACATTGGGCATGGGTTATACTCCTTTCATTTGCCAAACGCGGCACGGATCGCCGCATTTGCTTCTTCGCGGCCGGTGGCAGCTGCCGGGGTGCCGGTAGCGCTTGCCACAATGCGCGCGGGCTTGGTATCGGCGGCAAATGCGCCGGGGTCATTTTCGCGGTAGGTCTTTACAAAGTCGTCAAAGCCCAGCAGGCTGTCCCCCTGCAGGGGCAGTTTCTTGGCGGCCAGGTCGGCCATAAATGCTTTTTTTGCGCTGGCGCTGGTAAAGTGCAGCCCGGCGGCTGCATTCTGGGCGGCATAGCCTGCCTGCAGCTCGGCTACTTTTGCGTCCGCTGCTTTCTGGGTATCGGCGGCTTTCTGTTGCCAGTCGGGGTCGTAGCCTTTCAGCTTGGTGTTGGCTTCGTCCAGCTGGGTGCGGATGGCATCACGCTCGGCTTTGGCCGTCTCGGCGGCCTGCTTTTCGCGGTTCACGTCCGCGCCGTTCATGGCGAACACGCGCTGCACCTGCTCATCATTCAGGCCAAGGGCTTTGAGATCTTCGGTTTTCATGGGTGTTACCTCCTGTGTAGGGTGTCAGATAGGCGTTTTTAGGTGGTTGCCGTCACCGTCTGTGCGGCTGTGTAAGCCCTGCCGCCGCCGGGCAAAAGGGTATAAAAAGTGCCCGCTCCGGCCTCATGCGGCCAGATACAGGCATGAAAAAAGCACGGTGCAAAATTGCATCGTGGTTTCAATAATTTGTTGGCGCGGCCATTACGGCACAATTTCCACGCCGGGCAAAACGTCCATGTAAAAACACAGCCGGTACTGGCGCGGGCAGATAGAATTCATTTTGAACTGTTCCGGACTGGTCACTGCAGTCAGCACGGCCAGCATCAAAACAAGCAGCTTCTTCATTGCATCCTCCTAAAAATGGGCATGAAAAAACCACGGTGCGGGTGCATCGTGGTTGAATGTTTAGGGGTTATTCAGGCAGTTCACCCAGTTTTTTCAGAATGTCGTAATATCCGCGCGCAGCCAGCTGAGAAGGTGGGGTGTTTCCGTCAAGCACAATATAACCTTCAGGCTCATCATACTGCGGGTCAATCGGGTGCTCTTTGAGATAGTTTTTCATATACTCAATCTTTTCCGGCGTAATAATGCACGCCATATTGCTGCACCTCCTCAAAAAATGCGTTCATAAGATTCCAAACTTGCTCATTAGTTTTTGCTTTGTCTGCGGCATCACTCAATTCTGACGCGGCCAACTGAAGAGCTATTTCATTGGTATTTGCAGTACGCTCGATTGCAAAAATGTTTCCGTCATTGCCCACCGCAGTAAGCAGCTTGAGTGATGTATGTTTAGCAAAGGCGCTTAGGTCATCAGGCGAAAATGTCAGCCCGCTGGGGTGCGAGTGCATTACAATGCAGTCAACATTTGGAACCTTGATCTTTACAGGCGTTCCCGGTTCAGAACTTTCCTTGTAACCGCCCAGAGGCTGCATATCCAGCCCATAGCAGCGGGCCTTTTCTATCCCAAGCGGAACCTTTCTGGCTTCCAGCAGCAGCTTCTTGTGGGCGTTGGCAAGGGCACGGCTGCCCGCAGCGTCCAGCGTCTCACAGGCAAATGGCTGAATGTGCTGAATGCTTTGGGCAGTGATCTCTTTGTATTCCTGGCTGCTTTCTTTCAGTGTAGCATTGTTTTGGGCGGATTGCAAGGCACTTGCCGCCGCATCCGCCTGTTTCGCTTCCCTTTGCCCAAAGCCCGGCACCTCCGCCCTTGCGCCGTCCAGCCGCTCCCCGGTTTCTGCCAGGAACGCACTCAGCTGCTGCCGGGCAGCTTTCAGCTTGGCGGCGCTTTGGCTGGCATCCACCCCGGCAGCGGTTTCGGCCAGGTAACGGCGCTTGTACTTGCGCACCCTGCGTTCCAGCGCCCGCTGCATCTGGGTGATCTCATACCGGGTGTACAGCCCGCCGCCGTAGGGGATATTGCGGGCATCCAGCTCGGCCAGGCGGTCGTCTGTGTAGTTGCGGACAGATACGCCGGGGTAGAACGGGTAAAAGTTGTGGCGGCAGTTCCAGCCGCACAGGCCGGGTCCGGTGCCGTAACCGGTGGCGGTCTCAAAATCATCGTACCGCTCACCGTCCTGCACCACAGCGCCGCCGCGATGGTAAACCCGGCCCTGCCACACCGCATGGGTTGGGCGGGCACCCTCGTGGGCGGTCACCTCCACAAACTCGCAGTCCATCTCTTCCATGCGGGCCAGTTGCAATTTCGCACAGGTCTGGTTCACGCCGGTCAGCACGGCCCGGCGGGCGGCTACTTCCAGCGTGTCGGTGTGGCCGCTGGGGTAGGTGATGTACGGCATTGTGTCCGCCAGGTCATCCACCGTGCGGCGGATGGCGGTGCTGTAATCCATGGCCCCAGTGCTGACCAGCCCCCACGCGCGGGAAAGCCGGTCCTCAAACGCGCCGGTCACCGTGTTTGCGGTGGTGGCCGTCAGGTTCTGCCAGGTGCCGCAGGTCTGGCGGTACCCGGCATTCAGCAGGTTCAGCAGGGCAGGGGACTGGTTGACCGGCGGCGGGTCCAGCCCGGCAGCCGTATAAACTGCATCGTCCGCAGCCAGGGTCTGTGCCCCGGCGGTTTCCAGCAGCCGCTTGATCTCCGCCAGGCTTTTGCCGGTGTACTTCGCCAGCGTGGCAACGGTGTTGCTGCGCACGGCGCGGGTTTCGGTCAGCCGCCATGCCTTCCATATGGCCGTTGGGGTCAGCGGGTCCAGCTTGCCCAGGCTTTTCATGCGCCGGGCAATGTCCTGCAAAATGTCATCTTCCACCTGCTGCCACAGCTGCACAAAACGGCGGGGCAGGGCTTCCAGCTGGTCAGGAGTCAGCATGGGGCATCACCTCACGGGGCAAAGGTCAGGGTTTCGTCGGCGTTGTTCTCGGCGCTGGTTTCAGCCGCGATCTGGGCGGCTTCCTCCTGGCTGTAGCCCTCAAACTCGGTCAGGTAGCGCTGCATGGGGAACTTGCCTGCCTGCACATACTGCCAGAACAGCTGCTTGCGCTCGCTGGGATCGTTTACAATGCTGTCGTCCCAGTTGTACACGGCGGTGTAACTGCCTGCGGGGGCCAGCTGGTACAGGTCGGCGTAAGCGTTCATTGCGTACAGCAGGTCATCCAGCGCCTCCTGCAGCGCGTGCTGAATGCTTTTTACGGTGGAATAGCTGCGCTGCTTGCTTGCCATGATCTCGGTGGCGGTCTTGTCCACATTCTGGGGGTCGCTCAGGGTGCCATAGGCAAGGCCGCACTGGAACTCAATGCGTTTCAAGATTCCGTCCAGCCCGCGCAGATAGGCTTCATCCCGCAGGGCGGGTGCAAACACGTTGAACAGCGTGCGGTCCGCCACATTGCCCGTCATGCAGCCGCGGTACAGCCGACTGCTGCGCTGGTCCATCTGGAACCCACCGTCCCCGGTGGGGCGCAGCGCCGCAGCGTCCACATCAATGGCAAGCTGGCCGCCCTCGTACTCCCACAACAGGCGGCCAAACTGTTCGTCGGCATCGTGAATGGTATCCACGGCGGGGGCATAAACGCTGGCCCCCAGCGGACTGTGCCGGTCATTGCGGTTGGCAAGGGGAATGCGGAAGTAGGCGAATAACGGCTGCTCTACCTCAATGCGCACCTCCGGCGTAATGTCGGCCCACTCCGGAACATCGGCCAGCTGTATCTCCTGCCCCAGGCTGGCCGTGCTGGAACTGGCAAACGCCTTGTTCTGGATGGTCTGCACCCCGGCGGCGTATTCGTGCCGCTCCAGGCGGGTGTAGATCGTGTTTTTGCGTTTGAGCTGTTCGGAGAAGATCGCCCCGGTCAGGCGGCCGGTGGTGTCAAAGGTGGTGGGGAAAAAGCAGTCCCCCTGCACCACATCCACCAGCAGCCGGTCACCGGAAACATAGGGCTTGAACACTGCCCCTCCCAAAGCGCAAGCAATCTCGGTGTAGTTGGGCAGCTTGTCCAGAAACGGGGCCAGCTGCTCTGCCAGATAGTCCGCCCGCGGGGAGCCGGACAGGCTGACTTTCAGCTCCATCGTGACCAGCCGGGCGAACTCCCGCGCCACGCTGGCCGCAATGTGCAGGCTGTGCATGTCATTTTTGGCCGTGCACCAGGGGCCTCCCGTCTCGTACATCTGGGCCCACAGGGCAAGGGCATTTTCCATCTGGCCGGACAGGATAATGTCGTTTGCGCCGGGGGCATCGCCAAACAGCGTGCCGATCTGGGCGCGCAGCCAGCGCAAAAGCTTTTGGAACATCTTCACTTCCTCCAATCCGCCCAGCGGTATTCGCGGGCCAGCACGGTATAACAAAAATAGCGGATGTCGTCCATGGCGTGGTCGTTCTCCTTGATGACGGCATCCTGCTGGGCTTTGTCGTCCCAGCAGTAGGTCTTGAACTCCCGTAGGGCATCTGTGCAGCTTTCGTGGATCTGCACCCGCCCGGCTTGCAGCAGGCTGGCCGTGACCCGGATGCCGTCCAGCACATCGTTGGCGGCAGCCCGCACCATGTACCGCCCATGGCGGCGGATGGTCTCAATGAAGGATGCGGCGGAAGGATCAACCACTACTTCCTGCACATAGTAGCCGCGGGTTAGCTCTTCCAGCGCGGCGTAATGTTCTTCATCGGTGCGCTGGTGCTGGACCTCGCGGGAGTTGTAGTAACTTTCCTTTATGCGCACTGCCCGGTTGGCCTGCACGCACCACAGCCCCATGCTGCACGGGTTGTGGGTGCCGTAGTCGATCGAGACAAAAAAGCGGCCATCCATCCCGGCGGTCGGCCCGCGCAGCAGGTAGGCATCCAGGTTAGCCGCCACAAAGGGATAAACCAGACCTTCGGCCACCACCCAGCGCCCGCGGATGTACCGCTCATAAAACACGCCGGTGTACTGTGCCCGGTACCGCGCCTTGATCGGCTCTGACAAGCTCAGGTTGTCATCCATCGTAAAGTGCAGGTACAGCAGGTTCTTGGCGCGGGCCTGCAAAATCCAGCTTTTGTAGAACCAGTGCTCCGGCCCCTCCGGGTTGCAGTTGAACCAGAACTTGGAACCGTCCACAGAACAGCGGGCGGTGGCCTGGTTTACAAAGCTTTCCGGCATCAGGGCAACTTCGTCAAACAGCGCGCCCGCCAGTGTAATGCCCTGGATCAGGTCTTGGCTGCCCTCGTCCTTGCCGCCGAACAGGTAGTAATAGTTTGTCACGGTCCCGCGGGTCACGATCAGCAGATTGTCGCCCCGGCGCTCGGCGGCAGTGTAGCCGCGGGCGGTCAGCATCTGCTTGAGCACCCCCACCACGTTGCGCCGCAGGCTGGCAATGGTTTTGCCGCACAGAGCAAAGTTCTGGCCGTTAAAGCGCGCCATGCCCCACAGCACAAAACTGAGGGAGAGCGAAACGGTTTTGCCGGAACGGATGGACCCGTCCGCGATCAGCCCGTCCGCCGCCTGTACGGGGGAGGTGCTGCACCACCAGGTCAGTACCTGCTTTTGGCGGCGGCTGAACGGCCGGAACCGGAACGCGGCAGGCTTAACCGGGTTCATCCGCACCATCCTTCCAGGCTTCGGGCGCCTGCTGCTGCATTGCGGTCAAAAAGCCGTCGTTTTCTTCCTGCACCCTGCCATCGGTTTGCCGTTCTGGCTCGTCTTTCTGGCCTAGATACTGCTTGCCGAGGAAAATTGCCATATTTGCATTCTTTTCAGCAAGCCTCCACTGGTGCCTGCGCAGCGATATTTTTCCTGTGCTGCGCTTTTCCTTGAATACCTCGGAAAAAGTTTTGTTGTATGTCTTTTTGCACCATGAATTGAGCGTTTTATCCGTTATGCCGAACCAACCACAGATTTCTTCAAGGGTGCATTGCAATCCGCATAGGCTTTCAAACTGTTTTTGGTCTATGTTCTTTTTGGGTCTACCTGTGCGAGCCATTCTCTCACCCTTTCACCCGCTTTTCTTTAATTTTGCAAGAGCATTTAGGCTCTTTCGCCCATTTTTTGAACAGATACTGCATTTGCGCATCGATTTTTTCTTTGTCTTTCACAAGAACGCCAACCTTAAACGGTTTCAGAATGTGCTTGAAATAGGCTGCTCCTGCTTCCGCTTGCGATGTGATGCAGTTGCTTTTGCTTCTCATGCCACAGCTGTAAATATTGCCGTACAGTTTGCGCATATGCTCGCCACGCTTTACGCCAGCTTCGGCATAGGCTTTTCGGCATCCTGTCAGGTCTTTGTTTTGTGCTTACCCTGTCTTGCTATACCGTAAAGGCGCAACCTGAACAGATGGGACGCCCATTTGCTTTAGCTTCAAGCGGAACTCGACGTCGTCCTCAAAGTCGCCTTGGAATAAATCTGGACATCTGTCAACATCCAATGCAAAGCAGCTATATACAAATCTCTCCGACAAATAATCGTCCGCTGGAGCAGCTACGCCGCATAGCGTACAGCCTGACATTGCAGCATTAGTGCATTCCAGTACAGTTACAAGCGTATCTACGAAATCATCAAGCATTTCATCTCTGCTTTGGACGCGATATCTCTTGATTGTTTTGTCGTCGATTTTCCGCGTGTACCCGATTTCCAAGAATGTTATGTTGTCGTCCAACTGGACAAGATATCTGTACCCGTGTTCTCTGGCGTACTTGATCGCATAACTGCGGTTCATCGGGGCATACCACGCATTGTCGCTTGTCTTTGCAACGGACTTATACCATTCCTCATATTCTTTAGGAACGTTTACGATTTCCCAGTCTGTGTCGTAACCTTCTGAATTGTTAGAAATAATAATATGCGGGTATTCAGTTTTATTTTTCTCCGTCGGGCGCTGCTGTTTCGTCCCTGGGCGTTTCCCCGATATCTCCACTATTAGCGTTTTCTCTTTCATCCTGCATATCCTCCCAATATTTTTGCAGGCGTTCCAGCTTTTCTTTGCTGTCGCTTTTGAAAACAGCCTCGTACATTACGCCAAACTCGTTGTTTTCCACTGCTGCCTTGTCGCTTTCATCAAGGGTATTGTCAAACAGCCCCCCCAGTTCAAAGCCAGTAAACAGGCTGTCATCATCGAAAGCGTCCAGTTCGTCAAGCTCTTGCAGTAGCTTTTTGTTGTCCCAGATTGCGACATCCGAAACCTTATTATCAGCAAGTCGAAAAGCCTTGATTTGCTCTGGCGTGAGGTCGTCCGCAATCACGCACGGAACCTCTTTCAGTTTCAGTTCCTGCGCCGCCTTGTATCGTGTATGCCCGCATACAATTTCGCCGTCTGCTGCAATAACAATCGGCACTTTGAAACCATACGCTTCAATGCTTTTTGCAACTGCTGCCACTGCCTTGTCGTTGATTCTTGGGTTGTTTTCGTATGGGTGAATTTCCCCCAGCGGTTTCATTACGACTTGCATAGTATCCTCCTGTATGACAACAAAAAAGCCCATGCAAACGCATGAGCTTAATTCCTCCTAAACCCCTTTACGCAGGAGGATTGTGCGCTTTCCCGCCCTCCCGGTTTATGCTATGCCGGGCTCACCCGTTGCTGGTAGCAAATCCGCCTGGTGCTGCAAGAGGGATTTGAACCCACATGCGCCCGGTTATGAGCCGGGTGCTCTTCCGATTGAGCTATTGCAACAAGATATTCGCCGGTGGGTGATGAAAACCGGCGAATACTTTTTGGAAAGAGACAAATAAGGGGAGTATGAAGTTCTTTTAGAACTTTCATCATAACAATTTTAACATGTAGAAACGGAACTAAACGGCACTCTTTTAGATTTTTAAGGCATCAATAGCCTTTCTGTGGTTTTCCCGTGCCCATTTTTCGGATATGTGCAAGTTGTTTGCGATCATCCACCAATAAGGCGTACCAACTATGTATCTTTCGTGTAAGATATCCTGCATCAAGCCTTCTGGAATGGAACCAATGGCCTTTTCTATCTCGCTGCGGATTACTTCGGTTTCTATCAACTGGGTATATAGTTTTTGTTGGCGTTCCTGCATAATGGCAACGGCTTCTTCGATTTTGCTATTCCCGCCGCCCCCTGATACCACAACAGGGGAAAGGGCTTTTGTGGTTGCCGTTGCTCTGTCCATTTCATCAAGAATCTGTTTTCTTATCCGTGCTTCCGCTCTGCGGCTGTTCTGATAACGCCAAAGCCATTTCTGCTTTCTTTCGTTCTCGGATTGCACTTGCTAATTCCTCCCTTCGCCGTTGTTCAACTCTTTTTAAGCATCGAGGCAATACACAAGCCCCGCCCGTTTTCCATCTGCATGATTTACAAGGATCAGTGATTTGTTTAATTTTAGGCGCGGGCTTTGTTGCCTTTGTAGTCTTGCTTTCTTTTGCCTTTTCCAGCATTTTCTTTTTGTATCGTTCTCTGCGGCTGGCATTTAGGCATCCCGGATGATACATTCTGGAAAATGCGACACCTTTCATCATTTTGCCGCAGAAAGCGCACGGCCTATCAACATATTTCAAGGCTCATCACCTCCATGCGTGTGATCCATGTATATCTTCGGTTCGTCGTCCTCGTTCAGGTGGGCGGCGGCTTTTCCGGCGCAGAGCCCGGCGGTGTAAGCGGCGGACAGCAACGCGGCCAGAACAGCACTGCCAAGGATCGAAAGCAGAATATCCATCAATCGCGCCACCTTTCGCCGCGGCTGCAAAAATCGCTTGGCGTGTTTCGGCCGTACAACGGGCACTGCACAGTGGCCCAGTAGCGGCAGCGCCCACACCGCGGCATACCCAGCAGCCGCAGGTGCATGGCGCGGGTGATGTGCAGCCCGCACCACATCAGCCCACAGATCAGCATGCCGCCCGCAAAGAGCACGCAGGGGGCCACAACAAACACAAGGGCCAGGCATTGGATGACGTAAATACAGTTGGAATCAAAGACAGGCATCAGCCCCACCTCCCAACAGCCGCAATGCTTTGCGGATGACGGCACATCCATGCACGGAGCAATTATATTCCAGCCCGCATCCAAAACAGGCTTCGGGGTGGCGCTCAATGGAAATGCGGTGCAGCTGGCGCAACTCTTCCGGGGTCATCCGTTCGGCGGAAACGCATTTGCTGTTTTCGGTATCAAATCGTATGTTGTTCATTTGCCATCATCCTTTAATCGCTGTTCCCAGCGCTCATGCTTTTTGAGCTTCATCAGCATGACGCAATTAAGATAATCATGCCCTTTACAATCAAGATATTCGCTCACGCAAAGCATCACGTCTGCAATTTCTTCCTGCAAAGCATCATAGCATTCGTCAATTGTTTTAGGCGTTGGGTTTTCACAGCGATACTTCCGCGCGGTTTTCAACGCTGCTTGCGCAAGTTCCGAACACTCTTCCGCAAGCTGTTCAAGAAATGCAGGCTCACCGATTCTTTCTACTATCGTTTTGGGCTGTTCTTTCGGCTGGCTTGCGCCTGGAATCGGGCAATAATTATCGTTAATCCATGCTTTATGCAATTTCAAGATTTTGCTGATTTCTTCAGTCGTCATAATCCATATCCTCCCGTTTCTCTTTGTGTCTCGGTGCGCGGTTAATGTATCGTTTCATCCAACGCACATGCTTTATGCTTGTGCAGAATATCCTTTTCAGCCGCAGCCGGTCTTGAACGTAATTTTCTTTTACGCCCCGCATGCGCTTATATTCGGCTTTTCTCATGATAGTTCCTCAAACGTTAGCTGTGATTCGCTAAAATCAAGCATTTTTTGCTTTGCCAACGTATAAAACTTGCGGTCAACTTCAAACCCATAGCTATCGCGGCCACACTCATATGCTGCCCGCAGCGTTGTGCCAGATCCCGCGCACGGGTCAATCACAACATCACCAGGATCAGTAAAGATTTCAATCAAACGGCGCAGCAGATTTACAGGCTTTTGCGTGGGGTGGATTTTGGGATACTCTTTGCCGGAATCTCGCCGCCATTCAAACCAGTTATAGACCATGTGCCCGTTGCCGTTGAATTTTGGCAGCTTGTCCCGGTAGAGCACAACAGCAAATTCCGTTGCGCCAACAATACGCATATTTGCTTTAAGCACTTGCGCAGAATAGTTTTTCACAAAGAACAACGGGTAGGATTTCATGAACCCGTATTTTTTACCCCACTCTGCAATTTCCTGCATCTGCTCAAATGCACAGAACACAATCATTGCAGGGGCTTTACCTCGCTCTTTCGGCTCTTTCACAAGCAATTTAGAACAGAAGTGCATGTATTCCGCAATTTTGAACCTTCCATCGGTGTTGAAGAAATTTTTCTTTGCCAGTTTGCTTTCTCCATTCTTGTTATCGCCGCCGTTGTACCACATGGGATTGCTTGCATATGCGTTTGCGCCGATGTTATACAGGATATCAGCAATCACGAGCTGTGCATGTGGTATTCCGTAGCATTTGTAATTTTGGAAGTTGTCATGGTATAATTCACAAACCGGCACCGCTTTTATTCCCCCATTCATCGCATCCGTCATCCCAAAAGTCGGCGCAATGCTGGCTGTCAGCATTGCAGCACACACTATTGAACGGTTCATTCCATCGGCAAGTGATGCAACATCTATCCATATTTTCAGGTGTTTCAAAGCTCATAATTGTTCTCCCGTTTCAGCCACATCAACCCCGATGTTTTGCAGCGTAACCTGCGCCCATGTGTCGGCCAGCTGGTCATTGCGGTACTCGTTGTATTTATCAGCAACGGGGCCGGTCATTGCATCCTGAATCCGTTTCAGAGTGCGGGGAGAAAGACCTACCTGATAGCACGCCAGCAGACACAGATAGATAGCGCGTGTGGCAATGTCGTTGCGCTCTTTCATTACCGCTTCATTAGCGCGGGATTCAATGTCCTTGATTTTTTCTTCGGCATATTCGTCAACGGCTTTCTGCAATTCCGGTGTAAGGTGTAGTTTGGCTTTCATGTTATCTCCTCCTGTGGCCCGGCAGGCCGTGATTCCTCACATCCCGCCGGATTTTGTCTCCCCTGAGCACATCCGCTTCGTTCAATGCCTGCGCCTGCATGCGCTGCTTGCTGATGCCATCCATCTTGGCGCGGTATGCAAGATATTTGCTGCAAGTGCTATGGCATAGCGTGTGGCGTTCCGGGCAGTGCTCACATGGGGCGGATAGTGTTCCGGTCATAGTTCACGCTCCTGGTATTTCCCGGTCAGATAGCTCAAAATAACGCCTTGCGCATCGTTACATCCCCTGCAAACCTCCGCGGCGTATCCTTCGGCACGCAGCTTTTGCAGCCAATAGCGCTGATATGGGCTTACAATGCCGCCTTTCTGACGTTTCAGCTCCACAAATAACCCGTAATACTCACCGCGCTTGATGGGCAAATACAAATCTGGGACGCCGGGTTTCACGCCCATCTGCTTAAATCTTGCCGCCTCACGCGGATTGCGTTTCCCTCCGTTAGGAATGTGAAACAGCATTTTCAGCTGTGGATATTTCCCGGATTGCATCTCGGCCCACTGCATTAAGGCAATCTGTTCTGCATCCTCGGTAGGGGTCGGAATCGTTGTTTTCCGCATATTATCCCTCCCATCCTGCATATGCGTTGCGGCCTGCGGCTTGTGCCGCGTTGTATTTTGCGATTTGCCGCCTGCAAAAATCAGCATCCAGCAGATTGCATTCAAGCGCTGTCTGATACACAGCAACATCAAGTGCTGTCATGGATGGCTGTACTTCTTCGCACCAGCGGCGCAGTTCAGCCGGGGAAGATGGCGGGAACAGCTGCCCGGCTCTTGCTTTTGCATCAAGAGCAGCTTTTTGCAGTGCAAGCGGAATATCCGCCAAATCCTGCTCCCACACGGCAATCATCTGACGCTTTTGCTCTGACTTTTTCCCCGCGCCGAAATTTGGCCATCGGGCTGCAATATAGCCCATGATGTAGTGCTTGCTCTCTTGCTGCGGCTGTAAATACCCGGATTGCATCGGGTGTTGCATGGTTGTCATTGCCCCGTCAGCCAATCGAAATCCCTCCCATCTGCACGGCGCTGCGGCGCTGCTTGCTGCGCATCACGTATCGAATAGAACGCCTGCCATCCTTTGCGCACAACCTCGCGCATGTAGTCCTGCAAGCTCAGGTTGCTTTGTGCAGCCATTCCGGCCAGCTTTTCAAGATTCTGCCCAATAGCGCCTTTGGTTTCCGGTGCACGCTGCTTCTTGCGATTATCAAGCCATTCAAACAGCAGCTCCCGCAATTCTGGATCCTGTGTATAATCCTCAATCGCTTTCTTTGCAGAGTATGCAGGTGCGCGCTTGCGCGTAGCAACGCTTTCAGCGTTGCATATATCTTGAGTATCGTTAGATACGAAAGATATATCTTCTATTATCTTCTTTCTATTTTCTATATTTGGTTTTGTTGGGTTTTGTTGGGTTTCTTTGGGTTTATCTGGGTTTTGTTGGGTTTCTTTGGGTTTATCTGGGTTTTGTTGGGTTTCTTTGGCTTTTTTATGTCTGCCGCCTTTGGAACCGTTTTTTGACTGTTTTTCAAGGAATTCATGGTCGATATCAAGGTTTCTTCTCATCACAGGCCATAGTATACGCTCACTCCCGCTGAACTCTGGCGCTGCTCCGTCTATCTCATAGTCGAGCATCGCACGCACCAAGCGCCCCACCTCAGCGTCACTGAGCGTCTCAAAATAGCATCTGTAATCGAGCCATAGTTTGATATAGGCTTTATCCATAATTCAGTTGTCCTTTTCTTGATGGCCGTGCATATAGATGTATTCCGAATATGCCGCCATGTTTGCACACAGCCAGTCATCGGCTTTTTCCTTGCTCAAGTGCTCACGCATTACGCGCTTTTCGTACACATATTCGCCGTTTATTTTCTTTTCAGCGATGCGATCCTGAATATCCGCTTCTGTGTAGTTCGCTTCGACAAGGTATAGATTATAACCTTTGGCTGTTATGCCGTTCAGATTGTTTGTATCCGTGGCGTAGAATAAACGCTCAACGGGTGTACTCGGCAATTCGATGTGCCAGCAACAATTCTGAACATCATGTTTGGTTTCCTGCGCCTTTATCCGGCACAGTCCGTTGTATATGTACCATCGCTCGGTGCTTATCACGTCAATCTGGCTTGCTTTAACGCCAGCATCCACGAGCGCTGCACATAACCACACACAACAGGCAAAACGCAGTGTAGGCCGCTCTCTGGCGAGCTTGCGCAGCGTTGCGGGGTTGAAGTGGTCTCCGTGGATATGTGTTAGCAATACGAGCTTTAAGTTCTTGTAATCGTCTGAAAGCCTGGAAAATGGAACGCCGCAATCAATCAATATTTTGTTATCGATTATTACGGCGTTCCCCTGGCTCCCGGTTGAAATCACCCGGCAGTCCATGTGTTACAGACTGCTAAGGTCGATTTGCTTGGGTTCAGCAGGCTGGGCAGGAATTTGCGCAGCGGCCTGCGGCTCTTCAATCTGCTGGGGAGGTTCTTCCTCAACCTGCGGTACAAGCTGGCCGCTTTCTGTTTCCTCAATCACGCGGCTGTCGGATTCATACGCGCTCTGCATATCAGTGCTCATAATGCCCCACTTGGAAATCAGCTGCCGCAGCATTGTTTTTTTCGCCATGCTGTCAAAGTCTTTGTACCAGAACGAGCTGCATTTCCACATCTCGCCCTGGGGGATATTCCCGGCAATCAGATTCTCGTAAGCCTTGCGGCTGAATGCTGCGCTGTATCGGTCAGCGTGGTTCATCATCTTTTCTTTGCTCCAATACAGCACCTTGCGGAATCCGTTCAGGTACTCAAAGCTTGCCATGTATCCGATAACAGGCAGGCGCTCCCACTCGTCATCATCTTCAAGGAACTGGAAGCGGGGGTCGCCTGTCATCGGGTCACGGCCTTTGTACTCGCCCTGTTTTACAATCTCAACATTGATGCTCTTGTATTGGCCGCTGCGCAATGCCAGCTGAACGTATCCCTTATACCCCAGCACGAATTGCGCATCCTGCATGCCTTTCTTCTTGTTGTTGAAAGGAACCAGATAATACTGTCCAAGCTGCGGGGACGGGGAAAGGTTAAGGCTTTCGCCAAGCAACGCGCCGGAAATAACGGTGTTCCGGTCACAGTTTTGCAGCGCCTGATTAACAGATACCGCGCTGACGATGCTTGCCGTAAACCGCGCGCACCGGGCCGGGTCGTGCAGGGCGTTAGCGATCAGCTTTTGCATGGACGGTGTATTTACCGCCACGGAAAAAGGCATTTTCTGCTGTACCATTTGATTAGATGTCGTCATAGCTCATACCCTCCTGCATAATGAACTGTTTCAGCTTTTTTAGCTGTTCGATAGTGCCGCGAACGGCAAATTTGACTTCGTAGATGGTAGGCTGTGCTTGCTCCTGCACGGCTACTGGCGCTTCTGTGGGCGTTTCTTCTGTCGGTGCGGTAACTTCTTCGATTGGCGGTTCTGCGGAGTCCTGCTGCGTTTCCTGCGCTTCGGAAACAGCCTTCTGAACCTTTTCTTCCGCCGCCCGCTGCTGTTCCAGTGCCGCGCTGCGCTGGGCTTCATACTGTTTTTGCAGCTCGATCTGTTCCTGCCGGGCGCGGATGGTGCTCAATGCAAGCGCCATGTTAAGCGATTTCTTGTATTCGACCATGAGTTCAGCGGCATTCTCATACCGGGAAAGCTCAAGAACTTCATTTGAGATTCTAAGAACGGTACTCGTAAGTGCTGTTTTGGTGCCGTTCACGCTGGTGGAAAGCCCAATCTTCAAGCCCATCTGCTCAAAGCGCAGCCAGGGGAGATTGTTTGCCTTGCAAAGCTCGTTGAAATAATCTCGGATAGCCTTTTCTTTGTCGGATTTAAGCCCGGATTCCACTTCATCAATCCGCTTTTTTAATTCAGCATCGGCCTTTTTATACGGGTCGGAGATGCACTCCTTATAAACCGCTTCAAACTGGTTGTACGGCTCCATAATGGCTTCTTTGACCCGCTTGCGCTGGTTTTCCATCTCTGCAAATTCCTTGCTCAGTTCGGTGCGGATGCTCTTTACATCTTTGCGGGTCTCCTCAGTGCAAACCAGCTGCATAGCATTCCGCGTGCGGGTTTCAACATCCGATTTCACAAGCTGCAAATGCTCCTCAATAATCGGGAGCTGTTTCAGCGTGATAACCTGTAACGCATTATCCATTTATCAATCCTCATCCTTTCTGATTGTGCTATCAATGCACGTTTCGCCCCAAATGCAATCCTCGCACATGATGGGGTGGCCGTATTCGTCCGCCGCGCCGCAGCCGGGGGAATCAAGGTCAGTCATCGTTCAGCCCCTCCCGCAGCGTAATAGCGGCCCAGCCGCCCAGCAGGCAGGCAGCCAGCCCGGCCAAAGATGCAGCTCCGCCGCCCTGGGCCAGGCCAGTCACGGCGCACATCGTGCCCAGGCAACAGCCCAGCAGGGCAAAATTGGCAAGGCACTTGCAAATGCGGGCAAAGTGGGGTAGAATACAGGTGATGAACTTTTTCGTCTTGCCGTCACGGTGTTGCAGCACCGGGGCGGCTGTTTTTGTTGTGTTCATTTGTCGCAACTCCTTGTAGTTCATGTCCAACACGCTATATAATGAAAGCGGAAGGAAGTGAAAAAATGGATTTCAAGGTTAAAATTCGGTGCAAATGCGGGTGTGAGTATGAGCTGCGTCCGGGCAGCTGCAAAACCGATGTGCCGCTTTGCTGTCCAAATTGCGGGCTTGCAGTTCCCAGTGGCATTGCTGAAAATATCCGCACGGGAATTGCCTTGCTTGGGGCAGTGCCGGAAATAATTCAAGAGGATTCAGAGATGTCATATTTTGAATTTTCGGTAGAATCGCCGGAACCCTGCTTCTGAGGATAGCTCAACGGAATCCTCTCCATCTGGCCTTTTGCAATCTCAAACGTCACCATCGCTTGGGAAATCGAAAGGCCGTTTTTTCTTACAATTTTTACAAACTCACCGGCGATTTGTTTTGCCCGCTCGGTTCCAATGGAGCGGATAATCATATCGTTGCTCATTGTGTATTCTCCTTTCAGATCGGCCCAGGGTTACTGTGCCGGTATTGGTAAATTCTTTTGCTCCTGCCCTATCTCATGCACAGGGGTGCGCCTTCTTTCATGAAGGATACGAATTGATCTACTGGTCATACTGGGCCGGTAGGCCAAAAACAACGACTTATACCCTGCAAAAGACTGAGCACTGATAAATAGGTAATGCCCCTGTGCATGAGATAGGGCAAGAACTTGAGAAAACGGTTTATAAAGATTCAGCAAATCTGGCGGGCCAGGACGGTTGCGGGGATCCGCTTTCCGCGCCCGCTTGTAATCCAACCCGATAGGGAAGTGATGCAGCGCACCGATGCGTAGGTGTCATCGCCGTACACAATCCGCGCGGCTTCTTTCACTGTAACCAGCTCACCGGCGGCCTGGCTGCGGATGCGTTCAAGTGCATCCCGGTAGCCGTCTTTTTCTCTTGCCATTGGGGACCTCCTTTCACTCATCGTAACCGACAAGTTTCTCCATAGGAACAGAAAAGATTTTTGCCATTTTCTGAACCTTATCGGCAGTAGGAATCGTTCGGCTGTTTTCCCAGAAGGAAACACAACCAACAGATACGCCGAGCTTTTCGGCAAGCTCTGCTTGCGTAAGACCAGCTTTGCGGCGTTCTCGCTCAATTTTTGTCAAATTTGACATTGCTTCAAACCTCCCTTCGGTGCTATTATTATACTATAATAAACAATTAAAGTAAATAGTTTTGAAAGAAAAAATAGTTTTGAAAGAAAAATATACTTTGCAAGCCGAGATTTCGCAAAGTAAAATGCTTGAGTTTTATAATTGCCCCTCTGATTGAGGGGCAATCGTTTTTCACTTGCAAACGGCTGCTGCAATCTGGTCAATTAGGAAGTGCCCAGCCAGAACCCTGTTGAAGTTGTTCGCCTGATAGTCTTTCGTCTCCCGATGCGGTGCGTTGTGGGTAACGAGATCACTCATTGCGTTTACCGCGCCCCAGGCGGTGTTCTTAAAATTGAGCAGGTCGGGGGAGAACCAGCACACATAATACTGATCTTTCATTTTCTGAACGTTCTTTTTCTGCAAATCGCTCATGTCGTCGGCAGCAGGGAACAGCTGGTCAAGGATTTCGCGGAGCCGGTCATCACTTACGGTTGTATTCGCCATCTGGTCGGCCTTTTCTGCAAGCTTGTCCATATAGGTGTCTGCCAGTTCCAAGCACTGCTTGGCTTCATCGAGCTTTGCGCTGATGTTTCCAACGTGGCGCACGCTCCATGCGCGCTGCGCGGATTCAAGTGCAAGGTTTAGGGTGTTGTTGCAGACTACCCGAATCGGTGTCATGCACACTCTAACCGCCCCTGTGCCATCGTGCGTGTTGGTGAAGCACATATACGGCTCTGTCTTGTCGCCGGCGATAAGGCGGTCAGGCATTTTTGCAAGCAGCCATACCTTCTTACCGCCGAGCAAGCTCCCTGCGGTTTCGTAATGTACATCGCCGCCAATAATGTTATCCGTGAAGCTGAACGCATCCACGTTCTGAACCACTTTATAGCGGTCACTTACGATTCCAAGAGCTTTTTTGTCACTGCTGCTGATATTTGCCTTGTAGCCGGGAATAAGATTGCCGTCTGCAAAAACAGGATACTGGTCAACCGTCCAATCAAGCCCCGCCAAACGGAGTGCATCTGCGCTTGTGGGTGCTTCCTGAACCATTGTTCCAAGTCCATGCCAGGGCTTCTCACGGGTGTAAAACATGCTTTCAACTGCTGCGGGCATAATAATAACCTCCCAAATAATGTGTTGTTTAGTAGTCCAAAATGTAACATGGATAACTGCTCTCTGCTGGTATTGCCGTGATGGTTCCAGTTCTGTGACATTCTTTCATCCAGCGCTTGCCGTGCCAGATCGCTTGGCTCTCCGTCTTATAGGCTTCGCCGCCCATGACACCGAGATCGTATCCGTTGTTCGCGGCAATGTCTGTCGCGTCAGGCTCAAAATGCCAATCGTACATAGTCACACGCTCCTTTCGTTGAGATGAACCAGGCCGTAGTAGTAGTGACGCAGCCCGTGACGAACAAAAGCCATATACAAAAGCCCTCGTGCATCGCTGCTGGATGGCTCACCCATCAAAAAGCCTTTTGTGTGGCCGTCGCGGCGCAGGGCGTGAGGCAGCTTGTACGGCGGCATACAGTTCAACATGTCATTGTACACATCGGCGGTAATAAGCTGTCCGGGGTTAGCCTTAAATGTACAGTCGCGTTCCCAGTCTGCGCGGGTGTAGGTTTCAGCGGTAGGGCGATCTGAGGCCAAGTCACAATAGTGATCATATACGATGCGGGCCTGTTCCGGGTCATTTGTGATAAAGCACTCAATATCAGTTCCGTCAGGATACATTGCCATTACTTCAATGTATCCGCACTCGGCGGTGAGGTCTGCTGCGTCGATAACGATTCTGCGGCCCTGCCAGATTGGTTCAGAATGGTATAGTGTTTTCATTGCGCTTCACCTCGTTTCTTACAGTCCGATAATACTTGCGATTTCCGAAAGAGAATAAACAGCTTCGCTGAGTTCTCTATCGAAACTGCCTTACTTCTTGTACAGCCGCCAAACGTGGTCTACCGGGAAATACTGTACATATCCGTTCTTGACCTCTACGACTTCCAACGGATAGTCAGTCAAGTATGTTTTTACGGTTCCAATTAGTGTCCTTATCATGTCGGTTCCTTTCTAGCCTGCCATCATCAGCGCCGGGTGGCTGACCCCGACGGACGCCCCGGTGGGCGTTTCGGCTTAATAGTCCAGTTCAAACATCGCTGTTACTCTTGCTCGAAGCTGTTTTTCCAGAAATTCAACTGCTTCATTCGCTTCTTCTTCAGTCCCACAATATGCGTGCTGCCAACGATCATCGTTCTCTGGAATGTACTCGATACACCACATACTGTTTACGCCTTTCTCAAATGCAGTACAGTCGAAGCTCAAGCTTACCGCCGAATTTCTCATTGTTGGCTATTATGAACTTCTCGCAGGATTCTTTGCTCCCCTCGTACTCTTTAATCATGATCGTGCGTGTACCGTACTTCGGGTCGCTGATTCTCATCGTTCTTACTACTTCAAACATTTCGTTTTCCTCCTTGTACTTTGTGGGTGAGCGTGATATACTTTGGTTAGAAACTTTAGTTTTCTGTTTCTATAATTATTATACTATAATTTATATAGTTTGTAAAGTAGTTTTACGAACTTTTGAAAAATAATTTTAGTTTGTTAATTTGCAAACGATTTGAAGGGGGCTTAGTTGTGTTTTGGGACAAATTTGTGGCCCTTTGCACCGAAAAAGGCAAGTCTCCATCTGCTGCAATCGAAGAAATAGGATTAACCCCGGCTGTCGGGACTCAGTGGAGTAATGGAGCTACACCTCGAAAAAAAACTGTATATCAAATTGCAAAATACTTTCATGTTGACCCCGGTGAACTTATAGACGCACAACAGGACACAGTATTTTACAAGAACCTTTGCGCGATATGTGCGGAACGGAATGAATCGCTACGTTCTGTTGCGCTCAATGCAGGACTGTCAAACGCAGCGCCGACAAACTGGGCGAAAGGCAAAATGCCAACAGATGCAACGCTTGCTAAAATTGCCGCCTATTTACATATCCGGCCTGAAACCCTTACCGCAGAAAATCCAGCCCAAAAAGAAAAGCCCACCGCGCAAGGCGATGGGCTTAGCGAAAAGCAGAAATACGCTATTGAATTAGTGCAGTCTATGTCGGATGATGACCTTGACCGGGCCATCGAAACATTGAAAATCTGGACAGAGAAGAAATAATGGGAATAGCTCAAGTTTTGGAATCTGTTCCTCGCTGCCCGCCGTGCTCCTTTATAAAAATTTCTAACTGTTCTGCATTTAGTTTAGTAAGTAAAGAAATTGCAAAAGATTCTTTTTCTTTTCTCTTATCTGTCTTTGCTTTTGCGTTGCGTTTTGTAGTTGTCAATCGTTCTTTTTCCATTCTGTCCCTCCAAATTTGTTGAGTTTTGCCGTTCTATGTTTTTATTTTACACAACTGTTGGTTGTATTTCAGTAGTTTCACAAAAATACTTGTTTGTCAAGCTTTTACAATCCGCTTTTTCGGTCTTTTGCGGAGGCATGAATTGAAATTTTTGTGGGTGACGGATAGGAATGTACCGGACGATTATAGGCCAAAATAAAATGGCGGGGAGGGATTTGATTTGGGACAGGTAAAAAAGCGGGCAGATGGATACATTGAAAAGAAACGAAAGATAAACGGAAAAGTTGTGCATTTTTACGGCAAAACTGCCCGCGAAGTACAGCGGAAGATTGACGAAGCCCTAGAAAATGCGGCAAAGGCAAAGGAAGAGAGCGAAGTTTTTGACATTGTTGCAGAACAATGGTGGAAAGATTATCTAAAAAGAATCAAAGCCGGGAATGCCCGTGCTTATCATGGGGCATATGTGAGCATTCTTGAATTCTTCGGCGGGTATGCAATGGCAGAAATCACCCCGGCAATGATTGTGCTGTGGAACCAGAAGCAGGCCGCGCAGGGTAAGGCAGGAAGCACAATCCGGAATGCAAATAGCGTTCTTAACCTCATTTTCAAATACTGGTGCATACAAAGCGATAACACCTATAATCCGGTCGCTTTTGTTGATCTTCCGCGCGGATTAAAAAAAGAAGAACGCAAGCCGCCAACGGAAGAACAGGTGGCAGATGTAAAAGCTCACCCGGAGGGCTTTGGACTGTGTGCGTGGCTGTTTATGTACACAGGCTGCCGCCTTGGGGAAATTCTGGCATTGCAATGGCAAGATATTGATTTTGAAAGAAACGAAATAAGCATAACAAAAGAAGTCTCCTGGGTTAATTCTCAGCCAACGATACAGACACCCAAAACAAAAAATGCAATCCGAATCGTTCCGCTATTAGCTCCACTCAAGCAAGAGCTTTTGACCAGAAAACAGAAAGCAGATAATTATTTGCTTGGCGGAGAAGCGCCATTAAAAATGTATGAATACAGGCGGCTATGGCTTGATTATTGTAAAGACCTTGGAATGGTCGAAATAGACTATGCAGCAGAGCAGGGGAGAGAACGCAAGTATCACAAGGCTTACGGCCCGGAGCGTAAGCGCAAACCTCCTACAACCCATCTGTATAAGCCGGCAGTTACGGCCCATCAGTTCCGGCACGAGATGGCAAGCGCCATGTATGAAGCTGGTATAGGAGAGCTTGAAACGCAAAAGATTTTAGGCCACGCCGACATATCAACAACCCGTAAGATATACACACATATTAAAGAGCGGCAGATAAAAGAAGCAGAAAAGGTCTTAAATTCTTATTTTAAAAGTAAGGTCGTAGAAAAGTCGTGAAAACAAAAAATACAGCGATTATTCGTCAAAACAAACAGGTTCGATTCCTGTCGCCAGCTCCATAGAAAAAACCGCATCATAAGGCTAAAATGGCCGATGTGATGCGGTTTTTATTATGCTGATAACTGCTTGGAACTGCTGAAAAATGCTGGAATCTGGGTCGTGTAAAGGTCGTATTTGTTCAAAAAGGTCGTAGAAAAGTCGTGTGAATTTGAGCGTGTTAGATAGATTTACATAAAAAATAAGCGGCGGGTAATCCCTGAAAAAGGAGACGGCCTGCCGCTTTTATTATGGATTATTTGCCGGTAACTTTCCGGTCATTTGCCTTTGCCGATCTGCTTAATAACCTGATCCGCGCCGGTAGCCGCAAGGCCGGAAACAATGCCCACTGCCAGCGCTGTCAATGGGTCGCCTGCCGGGAAGTCCGGCACGTTGATGTACATGGCGGCCACCCCCAGCAGGCCGCCAAGGGCACCACAGATGGACGGCAGCCACTTATTTGCCAGTGGGGTCTGCTTGACAGCCGTTGCGGCAAGGTAGCAGATAACGGTGATGCAGGCAACGGATGCGGTGCCAAAAGATGCAAAATCCATGAGTTTTTCCTCCTATGTGTGTGTTGGTCAATCGTTCTTAATCTGTAATGCTTTGGCGCGGTTGTACAGCTCTGTACCCGTGCCGTTGCCGCCCAGCGCATGGTAGCTGCGGTAGAGATATTCCAGGTTTCGCAGGCCGTCCGTGTCAATGCTGCCCTGCGCAATGTAGCGGGAGCACTCGGCGTACAGGCGATCGTGCAGGATGGCAAGCAGTCCGGCCTTGATGGCTTTGCGTTCCTCTTCCTGTTCCTTCACTCGCCTGGCCAGGCGACGGTAGCCTGCCAGCAGTGCGGCGCAGATCAGCCCGAAGAGCCACTGCACCCAGTATCTGATGATCCAGTCCAGCACGGTCACCCCTCCACATATTCGGCCTTATACAGCCCTGCATCAATCAGCTGCAGCTCTGCGCACTTACGCATGATGTACCATGCGTCGCCGCTGGATACCGGCCCAACGTCCAGCACCCACTGGTTGCCATCCGCACAGGTTTCGCGGTACAGGCCCGCCGCGATCAGTCCCAGGCCATCGCACAGGGCGCGGATGGTGCTGCGGTCGCCGCTGGAGATACGGCCAATGGTAATACGCTGCTTGTCCAGCTTGTTGGGGGTGGTGTCCTCCGGGGTGGGCACGGTGTGGCCCTGCAAGCCCGCCTGGATCATCAGCTGCTCATAGTCCTTATAGACCCGGTTGCAGTCCAGGCTGGTGCCGTAGCCGGGGATGCCCAGTGCGTTGCGGCTGGAATACTGCCAGATGCCATACGGCAGCGGGCAGGTGCAGGCATTGCCGTACTGGGCGACCCAGATATCATACTTGGACAGCGCCTTGTAGTCCAGTCGGTGGCGGATAAAATCGCAGCTGGCATACAGGATGCCGTAATACCCCGCCGCCTCGATTTCGCCAAGGAACGCTTCCACCAGCGCGGTGCGCTGTGCGTTGGTCAGGCGCAGGATGCACGGCTCGTACTCGATATCATACGCCACCGGCAGGCACAGGTGCTTGCCCTTGATCGCGGCCAGGCAGCAGCGGGCCTCCTGGCGTGCCTCCGCCGGGGTGCTTGCGTAACTGTACCAGTACACGCCGTACTGGATGCCCAGACGGGTGCACTCAGCCGCGTTGCGCTCAAACTGGGGGTCTTTCTGGCTGGCATGGCGGCCATACCCGGCACGCAGCATGGCATGGCGGATGCCCTTGTTATGGGCCGCCTGCCAGTCAAATCTTCCCTGGTGTTTGCTTACGTCGATTGCGTCAATCATTTCCTTCTTCCTCCGATCTTCTTTTATCGGCCAGTGCCGCCCCATCCCACCACAGCTGCGCCAACAGTTCGCGCTCTGTGGTGGTGTCCAGGCCCTCACGTTCTAGCCGATCCAGTACAGCATCCACAAGATCAAGGGCCATAGACAGCGTTCGGGACATGCGCTGCACTCGTTCGTTGTCCGTCACAGCTGCCCCGCCACGGCGGGCCAACTCACATCATACGGGAAGCCGGGCTGCTCCGGCACATCCCGCAACGCCTGGCGGTAGGTTGCCCATGCCTGCTTGTCCGTCTTAGCGTCATCCAGCACGGTCCAGTCGCAGGCAGAGATCAACCGGTCACGCTCTGCGCGTACCTGGGCAGCGGCCTGGGTGCGGTCCGCCTGCTTGACGGCCTCTGCCCAGATATCAGGCGCGGTTTCCAGCGCACCGGCAGGCAGGGCAATCCGCGTCTCATAAGTTGTATAGCGGTAGCCATTCCAGGGCGTGTCCATATCGGACACAGCCGGGCGGCTTGCTGCTTCTTCGTCTTCATACAGCCGCACCAACGTGCGGCCATCTTCCAGCGGTTCCGTCTCAAAGCGGGGCCGCTTTTCGTTGCATTCGATTTTAAGCATTTTGTATTGCCTTTCTGATTTTCCGGTAACTTATCACGCCGTCAACGTGCTTGACCCGGAAATGGTGCATATCTGCATGTTTTAGCTGCCCGATCCGGCAGGCAGCCTGCCGGGCCTGGTGCGGTGTTGGGTTGCCGCGTGGCCGCTTGCTGATATCCAGGCACAGCCGGATCAGGCGCTTGCTGGTGCGCTTGCGGTAGATGGTATGGTCACAGTAGATCACAAAACCCAGGCCATCCAGGGCGCGGCCGCGGTGCTCACCGTCAGCGCCTATGTAGTCGGTGCGGTATACCTGCCAGCTGCTATTGATGGTATACCCTGCTGCGCACAGCCAGTCCATGGCGGCCTGCAGGGCACGGTGCAGCTTGCGCTTGTTCGGGCCATACATGTGGATATTGTCCACATACCGGTAATAGTGCCGCACGCCATCCAGGCTGCGCACATAGCGGTCAAATGCCGTCATGGCCAAATTCTGGAACCAGTGACTTGTGACATAACCGATAGGCAGGCCATTGGCAAAACTCTGCACCACAGCATCAGCCAGGCGCAGCCAGTACTTGTCCTTGATTAGCTGCCGGTATCCGTACATCACAAAATCATGGTCCGTTTCCGGGAAGTTGTGGTGGATATCCAGCTCCGCGCCATATTTTGTGCCCGCGCGGTCCGTTTTGACCCAGTACTCCACATGCTTTTTGGTGCTGTGTGGCCCACGTCCCCGGATACCTGCCACGCAGTAGGGGTCAAGTTTCGGCACAACCTTGTCATAGATACTGTCGATCAGTATCCAGTGCATCACGCCATCGGGCCAGAATGGCACATAGTCGATATCACGCAGCTTGCCGTTGCTTGGCTCATAGTGCTGGGTGTGGATTGGCTTGCTGGGCACCCAGTCGCCGCATATGATCCAGTGCTGCACTTGTGCAACACATTCATCTGCATGCAGCAGGGCGGGTACCGTGGTCGGATCGTCCATGCGTTTCTTTGCATGCTCAAACATCACTCCTTTGATAAAATTCCGGTCCGTCATGACCGACAACAGGTTTCCAATGCGTTTAGGCATGTTATAAGCTTTCTTTGGCCACAAACCATTTCGTCCGGCGTTTGCCGTCTACTAAGGTTTCCGGATGGGCCAGGTTATAGCTAGAGCTCAGGCAGATTGATCTTGCATAATAAGGTCACGACCAACAGCACAGCAAGCTGTGCTGCCGCCAAAGAAAGGTCACCGCCGCTGTTCCACCAGGCGTTGCCCGCGTCGAAGTTGAGGTTGAGGTAGAACGGGCCTGCGTTGCCGCCGTTGTTGGAGTTGCCGCCACGCAGAGCGATACGGTATAAGATCAAGAGCCTTTTGCATAATGTCATATTCGGATAGGTTTTATCGGGGGCCTTGCGGTCCCCGAACCCCCCGCTTAACCGGGGATAGAAAGGTCACCGCCGAAGTTCCACCAGGCGTTGCCCGCGGCGAAGTAGAGGGAGAGGTAGAACGGGCCTGCGTGGCCGCCGTTGTTGGAGTCGCCGCCACGCAGAGCGATACGGATTCCGGACTTAATGATCCAGAAATAGTCTGCCAGGTAAGTACCGGAGCTGCCGCCAACAGACTTGGTGATCTGCACGCTGGGCGCACGATCATCCTGCTGCAGGGCGGTCGCCCAACCTTCGTCCGGCATTGCCATAGTGTCAAGGGCAATGTAGCCATCGTTGGATGTCCAGCTGTACTTTGTGGGGTCATCGCACCAGTACGGTACGCCGTCAATCAATTTCCAGTCACACTCGAAGCGCCACTGGTTGCCATAGAGCGGATTTTCCACGCCATAAAACACAAAACTGTGCCGTCCATCGGTGTTGCTGACGGGGCTGCCGCAAGTAGCAATCACACTGTTTGCGGTGCCGGTGCCCTGCATTATGCGCCATACCTTGTGATCGGTCGTTGTGGTTACGGGATCGCCGTCAAAATTAACCTTAACGTTGGCGGTATCGCCATCAATAGCTTCCACGCTGGTGACAATACGGCGTCTTGCAATGGTTTCGTTTTCGTCGCCGGTGCCGATGGAGATCACCATGCCGGGCTCAATGCCGGCATTCTTGGCAACCACCACACTGGCAGCATTGTCAGTTGCAGCAGCAACTGCAATGTTAGTGCCGTACAGGCTTACGCAGCCATTGATTTCGCCTTGCAAATTGCGCGTGCCGTATACAACAACCATCAGATAAGCCAGCACCTCAAAGTCGGCACTGGTGCCAATGCTGTAGGTATCGCCCCATTTGCGGGCAGCGGCCAAAAACTGCGTGATATTCTGGTTGCCAGTCGGCACGGCACCGGCAATGCTGTGCAGCTTGCCGTCCGCGCCAATGCTGCCGGGGAAAGCGCGCACATAGCATTTCTGCTTGAGGCTGCCATCCGCATTCAGGAATTTGCGCGGGGCGCGGTAGCCGGGCAGCATGGACATGCTGATGGACGGCGCAACGTCCAGCATGCCGGAAACGTAAAACAGCGGAATTTCCACCAGCACTTCGCCGTTGGTGCCATCCTCAATGTATCCAGGCTGGCCCTTGTACGCATTGACCTTAACAGTGCCATCTGCGTTCAGGGTACAGCAGCAGCGGCGCATGCCTGCCCAGGGATAGACAGCATCAAAGCTGTTCTGCCCTGCGCTGGCATCAGTGCCGGGCGTAAACACAAAATCCTTTGCCGCGCCCACACGGGTGCCTGCACTGGCGCTGCCGGAAAAGTTCACGCCGAAAATGGCCTGACTGGTTACAATGCCAGCCACCTGCGCGGCATAATTCTTGGCATCGTCTGCGCTTTTGGCGGCGGCGGTCTCGCTTGATTTGGCCGCTGTGGCGCTGCTGGCCGCGGCTGTGGCCTTTTCGCTTGCATTGCTGGCTGCCGTGTCGGCCCCGGTCTTGGCCGTCTCAGCGGCGCTCTGTGCCGCTTTGGCGGCAGTCTCCGCGCTGGATGCGCCCTGGGCGGATTTGGCTGCGGCGGTTTCGGAGCTTTTGGCAGCCGTTGCGCTGCTGGCAGCATTATCCGCGCTGGATTTTGCCGCTGCGGCCTGCGTGGTGGCAGTGCTTGCAGCGCCGCTGGCGGTACTGGCAGAGCTGGCAGCGGCCTTTGCGCTGTTGTCTGCTGCCGTTTTGGCAGATTCCGCGCCGGTTTTGGCCGTATCTGCCGCGCTCTGGGCGGTTTTAGCGGCTGCAGAACTGGCGGCAGCGTTTTTCTCGCTTGTGGCGGCAGCCGCTGCGCTGTTGCCTGCAGCAGTCGCTTTGCTGGATGCAGTGCTGGCGGATGCGCTTGCAGCGTCCTGACTGGCTTTGGCAGCCGTCTGGCTTTCGTTTGCGGCGGCAGCACTGGCACTGGCCCGATCGGCAGAGTTTTTCGCGGCAGCAGCGTTGCTACCTGCGCCGGTCTCCGCCGTTTTTGCCGTTTCTGCACTCTTGGCTGCTGCATCTGCACTGCCCTGCGCTTTGGTGGCAGACTGTGCAGCCGCTTCGGCAGATTCGGCAGCGGCCTGGGCGCTTTCAGCCGCAGCCGTTGCGCTGGCCGCTGCATTATCCGCGCTGTCCTTGGCTTTGCTCTCTGCCGTCTTGGCATCCTGCGCATTGCGGGCGGCCTCTTTGGCGGCAGCGGCAGCAGCGGTGCGGTCAGCCGCAACCTGATCCACAAACTGCTGCCACTTGTCGGGCGTGGGGTCGGGGGTGACGTTGCCAACAGTGGCGTGGTCCTGCACCAGATAGTAGGTTGTGCAGCTGATCGTCTGCCGCCCCTCTCCGGTGCCCACAAAAGTCAGGGCGCAGCGGCCAGCTGCCGCCTGCTGGGTGGCAGTGGCCTCCGGCGGTACGTCCAGCATGCCGTCAGCGTCCACCAACACTTCGACTGCGTTGGCAGCCTTAAACGTTGCAACAATGGTCAGGCCATCCCATTCCGGGCTGCACAGCACCCGGATGCGCTCATTACCATAGCTGTCATAGGTGCCCAGGCGCAGCGGGCCTTCAAACGTTACGGCCTTGTAGCCGTTCAGGTAGATGTCATGATTATAGGGTCTCATGCGGATCACCCCTTATTCCTGCTGATTGGCCGGTGCATTGCTTTTGGCGGAGACGGTGCCCTCGGTAATTCCTCCCTGTTCCCCTTTTTCTGCGGCTGCCTCCTGGGCCTCCATGTTCGCTCTCACGACATACAGGATATTTTCAAGGATCAGCTCAGATGTGGCATACGGAATTTTAGCTTCATTCAAGGCTGCCACGATTTTGCGGCGGCATTCATGGGTTCTTTTGTTGTCAGTCATGGCTTTCCTCCTTACAGTCGTTCGTTTACAGCGTTTTTCAGTGTGCTGATTGCGGCCAGAACTTCCTCATCAAGGGCCACAAAGGACCCCCGGTTGTTCTGGCTGGTGATGTTGCCGTTATCGTCCAGCTCCATGTAGGTGTAACTCACTCGCTCACCTTCGGCAGTCGTTACGACCGCCACGCCGGATAATTTTTTCATTGCAATTCCTCCAGTTCTTCCAATAAAATGTCTGTGGTTTCGTTCGCGCCTGTATCTATAGCGAGCAGGTCAGCTGCGGCATCGGTGCTGGCCTCCTGCGCACGAGCTGCGGTGCTGGCGGCCATGTCAACGCCCGCCGGGGTGCCTGCGGGGTAATTGCATTCGCTGGATTCGGCATATTCGCCCTCATATCCACGCTGTGCGGCCATAGCCATCCAGCCGAATTTCTGCCCCGGCGCACCATGTATAATAGCGTACTGGCCGCAATCTTCAGCCCACAGGTGGCCGGTGCCATCGCAGTCCGTCAGCATCCAGGTCAGCTGCCCATGTTGGGCCACCGTCTCCGCATAGCGCGGATCAGGTACAATCAGGCACCAACCGTCCGGGCCGCACTCGCCGCGGCCCCAATCCGCAAAGGTCGGGGTGGGCGTTTCAAGCGCGGCCATTTTCAGTGCGCCGAAGCTGGTAGGCACAACACGGGACTTGCTGCCCCAGGCGCTCAAATTCCGACAGTTAAGCGTGCCAGATACGCCAACGCGGGTAGTATTAAAATCGGCATCGCTGTCATCGCTGCGGTTGTAGGTGATCTGCATCCCAACGTAAGATGTCGGGTTAAGGCCGTCAACCCAGCCGTACTTGGCGTATTTGCTGCACGCCCCAATGTAGGAGCTGCCAGCCTCAGAGTACAGCACGCCGGTCAGGCCGATGCTGCCGGTGTTGATGGTTGCATACCAGGCAATGTGCCGGTTGTCCAAAAATACACGCTCGCCGGCCTCGGTGCCCATACGTATCCAGGCGTTGTCCAGGTCGTACACCGTGGTGTAGTTGAGGTTATGCAGCTGCCCGGTGGTAATGTTTCCGCCGTTGATGATTGTCTTGTCCTGATTCCAGGTACTCAAATCCAAGAATGTCACCACGCCGGATAGGTTGATCTGTGCGCTGGTGATCTCTGTTCCGCCTGCCGTCAGCTTGATGGTACTGCTTGTTCCGCTGGTGGAAGCAGTTAGCCGGATGGTGTCAAACGTCTGTTTGATCTCGGTCTTGGTTTCGGCGGTGGTCAGATAGTCGCCGGTGCTGGCCGTCCAGGCGGTGGGTGCGTTGCCGTATTGCAGCATGGGGTGAAGCAGCGAAAACTTGTTGGTGTAGTTGCCCATTCCTGCGTGGTTAAGGCCGCTGCCGATATCCACCAATTTTACGATAGCATCGCTGGGCGGTGTCCACAGCCCGTACCGCAGAACCCAGCCGTTTGTCTGCTTAATTTCAATCTGGTCAGCAGCTTTGATGGCCACCCACGTATTGTTATAATTGATTTCCATGCACAGCTCATCCGTGCCGGAAACAGGCTTGTACATAACGGACAGGCACAGGGTAACGCCCGCTGACACATGTTCGTTCACCGTCTGCCAACGGAAATACCGATTGGAGTTTGCGTTTATTACGGTCGCGCTGCCGGTATCGTTGTACATTACCGAACTGCCGCTGACCTCGTTGCCTCTCAGCTCGGCGTTCTTGAAGCTCTCACTGCCCAGGATCAGGTTGCCGCCGCCGGTGATTTTG